ACCGTATGTCGCTCCAATACTCTCGCCACCCCCAACAGAAAGCGTAGACAGGGGCGTTACATTCGTGCCAATGGCAATGCCGAGCTTACCAAACATAATATTTTGGTTGATGTAGGTACCCCCCATCATGATTTGATTACCGGCTGTAATCACCGCAGACTCGCCTAAAGCAACTGAACCACTATAATCGCCATTTTCCGTTGTAACGGCACCAAGATATGTATTGGCTGTTCCGTGAACGCTGCCGCCTCCACCGCCGCCATAACCAGCCTCATAACCAACCGCGACATTGTAACTTCCATTTACATCCAACGGCAACGCCCCAACACCAAGCGCCGTCTCAACTGTGCATGTTGTGCACAATACGAGCGCCTGATCGCCAAAACCAGCATTACCATTCGCGCCCGTTGTCATCACATTGCCGGTGCCGACGCCAAACAAATCATCCCCGGATGGGGTTCCGGTTCCCAAGGAAAGCGCTTCACCAAAAAGAGATAAGAACGTCCCGTTTGTGTTCGCCCCTGTTGTGCTGCCCATAGCCGTAATATCATGCCCGGTCGTCAAATTGGATAGAACCGAATTACCCATGCAGGTTATATCGTGGCCCGTCGTCAACGAGATTAATCCATAAGACGCCACGCAATTATTATCGATCCCTGTAGGATGTGCATTCCATAGATCGCCAACTCCCAGCATCACCAAGCCTATCGCGCCAGTGCCAACACCAAGGGGAATGCCGTTGCCAACAAGCAGATTAGAATCTGTACTCATAATAGAAGAAATATTCGATTGAATAAGCGGTTGCCCTTGCTGATAAATAACCGAACCAGCAAAATTTATGCCGCCATTAACATCGAGCGTTTGAATCGGGGCTGTTGAACCAATACCCACAGAACCATCACTAAGATAAAACTGGCTCGCCCGGATTTCCACAGGCTCATTGACCGTGTTTGCGTCATTGACAAAATTAAATGTCTGTCCGTTTGATAGGGTAAGCGGTCCGCTAATCTGCAATACTTCATTTGTACCAGCTCGGACCGATAATTCAGCGTTCGGGGAATTTGTCCCTATTCCGACATATCCCCCATTATAAACAAAACCTGTTCCTGTTGTAATTATGCTGCCATTGTAAAAAGCCACACCATTGGGGCTTTGCGTCGCATTGCCGGTGCCGCCGTTGGCGACGGGGAGGATTCCCGCTGATGTTCCTATAGAGGTAAGGCTTTCATTACCAAGAACGCCGTTATTATTATAAAGAAGGTAAGAGTTCGTGCCGCCGGTGATAGTGGTGGTGCCGATGGAGACAGAGGAACCCATAGCGCTTCCCGTAACATACATGGGATTGGCGTTACTGATCGGCTTACATGTTGTTACCCCATTTGTCGTAACGTTCTGGCAAAGCTGCATGGATTGCTGCGCATAGGCCGGAAAGCAGAACAGGACGATAAAAAGAGCGAGAATATTTCTCATGGCTGTGTCGGCAACGGATTTGTTGAACTGATAGGTTGGCATGTCGTTATGCCGTTCGTCGTAACCGGAATACACGGCTGAACCGTCACTTGCGCGAACGCAGGAAGCGGAAAAATCAGGATTAGAGCGAGAATCCGTATGAGCATGGCACATCCTTTGCTGCTTCGGAGCGCCCGATGCTGGCCATACGGCGAGCGAGTGGAGTTTATACTAAGTCACGATAGAAGGCAATTTCTACGCCGCCATACCAAGCGGCTTCTTCGTTTTCCCACTGTTTAACCATTGTTTCAGTTTCTCGATGCTCATTCTGGTAACAGCCCCGATACGTTTCGCACTCTTACTGTCAGAAAATGATTTTCTGTAGGCATTCAAGGCTTTTTCTTCTGACATAAAGCCAAGCATGATCTTGTGTTCGTCAAATTTTCCGGTTTCCGAGTCTTTCTGGTCTATCAGAAACGCCATCGGACTGCCCTTTTTATCGCCGATAAAGCAATCTACATGATCTTTATCAGCGCCAACCGTTCCCTTAACATAGCCATATGCACACGGCATTTTGCACGACCAAGATTTGCCGTTCTTGTCCGTTCCGCTTCGTTTTGAGCCTTTAGGGTTTTCGATAGTAATCCCAAGGCCATAAAGACGTATATGGTCTTTTCTGTAGTTTCCGGCTTCTTTTTGGGCTTCTGTCGGATTGGCGTTAATACGACCTCCCTTAGCGTAGGTGCGTCCACCTACTTTGAATGGGATTTCATCATTTCCGAATGCTGATTGTGCAGGGCTATGACCTTTCGCCAAGCCTTCCAGCACCGCCTCTGCGCCTCGCGCACTATTGGGGGTAGCTTTGAGTTGTTCATTGCCTTGAATGCTGCCGCCAACTCCTCCCTGACTTCCTTGAGCTTTTCCGGTTTCATAGGCATTGAGTTTTTCCCTTTCGGCAGCGGCATGGGTGTCTAATTCTGCTACAAGTTGATCGTTCGACAAGCCTTGATGATCTATGCCGCGTTTATCGGCCTCATTTTCAAGATTATCGCGGTAGTCGGCTGCTGTATAAGAACCGGCAAATTTAGGATGCGGCTGTTTGCCATTCTCAAGCGCAGAATAAAGATCGCCTAAATCGTTCGCAGTCGGATTGGCACCAGCACCATTATCTTTAATAAAACCCTCACGAATACCGAGATTTAGGGCTTGCTCATGCGTCATGCCGTTCTGCTTGATTAAACCGCGTGGAGCCGAGCCAACATCTATTACATTAGTGAGGTTTTCATCGCCTTGTGGCTTAATGCCACCAGCCTTGCGGATAACATCAAAAAACGAGTAAGGCTTTTGTTGTTTGCTGAGCGGCAATTCTGGCTCTGTTGCCCATTTTTTAGGCAAATTGATAGGAGGCGCAGTTTTTGTTGCCGGAATCGTCGGATTGCTCTCAACTTTAGTTTCAGGAACAGCCACGTCGCCCGAAACATTTAGATCGTTCGGATTATATGTTCTTGAAACAGCACCAGATGGCATGGCCATAGCCGTTGTCTCTGGATTTGGCAACAAACGGCCTGATTGCATCATATCTTCATAAGACATTTCTTTCGGCGCAGGCAAGGCGCGTTGTGCTGGGTTATAATTCACTTCTGTCGCAGATGGCGTTGGCTCCGGTGTGCCAAATCCGCCTTCTGGGACGCGGATGGGGGGTGCTGGGAGTGCAAGCGGCGCGGCAACAGGTTGTGGTTTCTGGAATGATCCAGGTGCATTATTGGTTATGTCGTTGATGATCTTCTGACCTTTAACAGCCTGCATACTGCCAGCCAGACTACGCCCCGCTGCCGCAACTGGAATGGCAGCAATCGCCGCCAACGGATTGTGAGCTCCAAGCAGCGCATACGGAATTAAACGACTTCCGATGGCTCGCATTGCTTCAATGCCAAGATTACTAGATGCAGCATCCTTAATCATGCTTTGTTGCTCTGGCGTAAAACGACTTAGACGCGCCTGATTACCAGCAAGAGACGCAAATCCTTGGCGCATTGATGTTGCCGGATTTTGCATGAACTCGGCGCGTTGCATAATGCGCTCAATATCGCTCGCCCGCGCGGAGGCTGCCCATAATTGTTGCCCCTTCTGCCATGCGTCTATTGCATCAGGATTTCCTTTGTTTAACATCGTCGGGTCGTTTTTTGCCCGTTCGAGAATATTATCAATCGCGTCAATTGCGCTGTTTGCCTTCATCGCATCCGGCATCATTTTCCCGTTCGGATGAAGATTGCCATTCACCACATCGCCAAAAAGCTGACGGTATTGATGAAGACTTTCCATATCCAACGTTCCGGCATCAGCCTCTTTCTGGAGATCACCAAGAACAGAAAGGGTGTCGCTGTGGAGACTGGCATTCATCTTTCCTGTCTTTAACAATGCGCTGTTTATCGCATCGGGGATTGCCGCTTGTGTTTCCGGCGTAAAATCTACGCCCTGACTTTTAGAATAATCGTAATAAGGTTTTGCCCGAGCGCGTAAATCTGCGGAAGTATAAGAAGGAGTTTCCGGTGTCTTTGTGCCAAGCGTATTGATAGCCTGATCTTCTGCGCTCAGCGGTTCTTCTGGTGCTGTCGTCTCCCCCAATTTTCCTGCACCGATACCTCCGGCGAGAGACGCCAAGAATTGCTCTGCTTGTGTGCCGCCAGCTTGTTTAACTGCTTCGCCGCCTCCGGTAGCACCCGCTGCACCCATGAGAGCAGGAAGAACTTTCACGCCAGAACCAGCACCAGCCGTCGCAATATTCCCAAAGATTTCAGCTTGTTTTCCAGCCTCTGTTTTCGGTTGATAGAGCGGTGTTCCCATCGCGTTCATGCCAGCGTTCAGCAAATTCGATGGCGTGGGAACAAGTTGAGAAATATCACCGCTATCGGTAGGTGAGAGTCCCATTTTGCCGCGAATGGCATTCATCAGGTCTTTTTGTTCGCTATCGTAATCGGCTTGAGATTTTGTAGGTTGCCCACGCGCCATACGCTGCAATTCATCAATACCTTCGCCAAGATACTCGCCGCCTTTCGTGCCGATTTGTGCAGCATAAGAGCCAACGGTTGCCGGAACCGAAGTGAGATTAGCAGCAGCGTTAGCGACGGCGTTAGGCGCGACATTGCCGATAAGGGTTTTGCCGACATCTGCTGTTGCGTTTGGTTTCGATGTTGGCGCGGATATAGGCACAGCGTCAAACTGGTCAAACGGATTTGCCGCCGGACTTGACACAGGAGCATCGAACTGATCGAAGGGATTGCTATCCATCATTGCCCCAGATATTGCTGCGGAGAAACGCCGTATTTCTGTTGAAACGCGGGAGCCAACGCAGGATTTTGTTTGAGCATCTGAATGGCTGCTGCTGGGGGAGTTATAGTAGTTGGTGAGGTCGAGGCTTGCGTTGGCATCAAAGCTGTCTTAGCCGCAGGCGTCAGATATTTATCAAAATCCTTGCGTCCAGTCGATTGCTCATACTGCTGTTTCAAACCGCCAAGCTGCCCCGTCATAAGCTGCTTGTATGTTTGGATCGCACCCTTAAGCTGTTCTGGGCTATTCGCGGCATCAATCACGGATTGCGCCTTATCACGATCTGCGCCTGTGCCGCCAGCACCGATAACAGCCTTGGTGACTTCATCGCCAACGATCTGCTTGGCGGTATTGAAATTTGTCGGCGCGGGTGATCCGGTTTGAGAGTTCCAAGCATTGCCCACCGCATTGAGCGCCTTTACATCACCATTATTGAGCGCATCGGTGAGATGGTCGAGCAAATCAAGGTGATTAACGGCAACATTAAGTGAGCGCATCTGGTCGCCCTGTTTACCCTGATTAAACGCCTTCACTGCCGCCGCCGTTTGCTGACTTGCATCTGGATTGTACTGATAAAGCTGCGAAAGCTTCTGTTGCCAATAGGGAGATTTCAACGCGAATCCAGCGGGAAAGTTTAAACGCCCCTCATCCATAGCCTTAATCTGCGCTGCATTCTCCGGTGAGAGAGTGGCCAGATAAGCATCACCCGTTAAGGGCTGTCCTGATTTTGGATCAATTGCAGGCACCATTGATCCGGATGCCCCAGCGATAGGCTGCGTCTCACCCGTCTTTTTATTGTATTTCAAAAATCCACCCATTTGATCGGGCACAAGCTGCCATTGATCCTGTTGCAACTTCGCCTTTTCCAAACCAAGGGATTGATTCTTCAATTCTTCGGCCTGCGCCAACTCTTTATTCTTCGCATCGACTTGAGCCTGTTGATAGGGCGTCATTGATGTTAATTCTTGCTTCTTTAAACCTAACTCACTCTGCTGATAATCTTGCTGTTGCTGCATCTGTTGCTGCCGCAAATCAGCTTCCGCTTGCGCCTGATTTTCCTTGCCAGCCTGTTGGCGCTGCTCCATAGCGAAATCAAGTCCCTTCATTGCGCCATTGCCGATGTTCTCCAAAGCATGAGGCGATTTACCGGCCATCATGCCGAATCCTGCGGCAGCGAGCGCTGCCCAAGGCGATGACGTTGCGCCTGTATCCTTCATCGAAGGAATGCCAGTGTCGAGTGTCTTGCCTTCGCTGTGTACCTTAACCGTATCGCCGGAGTGATCGACAACCGGCTTCGCGTCCAGTTCGCCTTCTGACTGTGGCGCAGGTGGTGGCGTATCTGTAACAACTGCCGGTGCCGCAATACCTTTCGCGTCAGGCGGCAGTAAATCGGAATCGCTGACAGCCCCAACGCCCTGAGCTATAGCTGCATTACCTACGGGGCTTGGGGATGGCGCTACACCACCTCCACCATCCGTATTACCACCTACGCCGCCGCTTGGCGCATCGCCTGCCGCTACATCCTGTAAGACCTGCATAGCCCTATCGTCATCATCCGCCGAACCGCCATCGTCAAAATGCGTCCGTCCACCCTGCGCCATAGTCGGAGAAATACCGCCGAATGAACCGGATTGCGCCACGCCTGTTGTTGGCGGCGCGGAACTGCCGCTGCTCATCCCCATTTTCTTCATCTGCAACGCTTTTTGGATCATGGGATTTTGCGGTTGCGATACGGCGAGCTGTTGCAGCTTGTCTATCGGCAAGCTGTTGTATTGTGACATCTGCTGTTGCTGCAATGGATTCGCGCCTGCCATCGCCGCTTGCTGCGGCGTGGTGATCTGTCCGCCCATGTCGTAGTGACCGGCGACGCCACCGCTCTTGCGGTTCGTGCCAAAATACTGATCGAGCGGATCACTATCATCATCAGATGATGATGATGATGATGACGAGAAATTGCTTGACGACGCTGGCGCAATCCCATTGGAACTTTGTTTGTTTCCGCTATTCAGAAGTTTCCCGAACTGCATCCCCTGCATAGCCGTTTGCAAAGGCGATCCGTTTGAATCCGTTTGCGGTCTCGGAGCTTGCGGTAGATTGGCGTGGCCGTTCATCTGTACCGAAGGCACCCACGAATTAACAGTTGGTATTTGCGGCAACGTCACGCCACCAATATCGTAATGGCTTCGCGCCACACCGCCTTTGTTAAACATAGAAGCAATCTCGGCGATCCCGAGAACTGTACCCAAAGGATTGCCGCCAGAGCCGCCGCTTCCGCCACTTCCAGATGAACCGGATTGTGGAAGATTAGCGCGCGCCGTCATCGGAATTTGCGGTACAAAGCTTACCCCTGCATTAGGAACTGCGCTCGAAACGTTAATAGAGGTATCATCCGGCAACGCGGAAACCGATGGAGAAGCCACGCCGCCAATGTCGTAACGTCCATGACCATTAATAGCACCGCCTCTTTTGTAATTAGAACCCGGAGGTAAACCTGATGTTGGGGCAACTCCAGAACTGCCAACGCCGTTTGCCCCTGTTACTCCTGATCCAGATGAAGAATTGAACCCACCCGTTATCCCATAAATACCAAGCCCCCCCAGCCCCAACCCACCCAACTCGCTCAACGTACTTGGCCCCGGACTTGTTGTCGTTCCCGTGCCGCCAGCCACGCCGCCAATCCCCGTCTCAATGCCGCCAAGATAATCCGTCGTCTGGAACGGATAGGCTTGCTGCGCCTCCCATTGCTCATATGGAATATTAAGTTCTTCCTGTGCTTCCTGCTGCTGATTACCACCAGCGATCATCTGCGCATTCGCCTGATTAAGCGTGTTGTTTTGCGCAGTCGTGCCAAGTTGCGACATTTCCTGACCGCCGCTTAAGTCGCGCCACGCATCACTTGACATGGTGTTGGCTTGTAACTGTTGCTGGTTATTCAACTCATTCAAGGCTTGCGTGTAATTCTGGCTCTCCAGCCCGGCAATCGTCTGATTATTCGCCAAATCCTGCTGCCCGGCCAACGTCGCAGCCGCCACGCCCGCGCGATCACCGCCGAACGGCGAAGCTCCACCCTGTATGGCCTGCCCCGTCAATTGGCTTTGCTGCTGCGCGTCGTTCTGATTAAGTTGCGCCATCGTCGTATTGATGACGTTCTGCGTATTGGGATCCATATACTGCTGCAAATTCTGTGAATTGAACTGCTGCAATTGCGGATAAATAGCTTGTGATCCCGCCGCAATTCCCGAAGCCGCTGCGTTCGTGTAGGGCTGCGTCATGCCTTGCGCATTGGCCGTCGTGTTTATGGCGGCGTTCTGGTTCGCATTAAGCGGCGCGACCATCTGGCCGGAATAATTCTGGTAAGGCGTAGCCGCGACGTTTTGCGCTTGGCTAACAAGAGACTGATAGGCCGAATTTAGCCAAGCAGGAGGCGAAGTCGTGGATGTTGTCGTGTTCGATGAACCGCTTTTGCCGCCGCCCATTTTAATGCTGGATTGTATATCGCAGCGCCAGATTAACATGATGCCACCACATGACGCTGGTTAAACGCATCGGAGGGAACATCAAGATTATAGGCGAATATCGCGCCGATCTGCGGATACTTGCGCCCGAACAAATTCATCTTTGCTTCGAGCCGCTTTAGCGACATCACGCCCGTTATCATCGCCATCTTGTAACCAGACACCGCGCTCATATCGTCGGTGAATTTTCGTTGAAATGCCATGAGCGCCTCGGCGTGTTTCGAAGCGCGATAATCGGGATGCACCCAATTAAACAATTCTGCGATATGCCATTCATCCGTGTACCAATACTGCTCGAACGTGAAGCATGTCATAGCCTCGATAGCGCCGTTATCGCCGATAATACCAATTGTCGGTTTTACACCGCGCTCCGGCATTTCGGTTTTAACCGCATCCTCAACCAGTTTCAGAATCTTGCTTTCCGACAGAGGCCATAATCCATTATCGGCATGCCCAAGCAAAATCGTATCGAACATGGCAAGTTCATCGCCGTATTTCGCAATCCTTACAACCGAAGGTGATGGCTTGCGCATCTCATCCCTCCGTCGGCAAAGATTCGGGGAAATCCTTCATAGCCTCATGGCAATGATCGTAATTCTTTATATTTTGATTGAACCATCTGAAGATAAACGTCAGAATAGCGCAACCGATGCATCCTACCCGCCTATGCTGTTGACGCATTTCGGCAAGACGTTGAGAAATTGTAAAATGCGCGTTTCCAGCCGCCGGAATGCCTTTAACGGGGCCCAGAATCGCATTCCCCAATTCATCTATCGCTATCAGAATGGCTATGATCCGGGTTTTTGCGCTCATGGAATAGTAACCGCATTCGAGGGGATAGTCCCAATGCCACCCGCCAAAGCCCATTCCTGTACTGCTGCGATATAAGTACAAATGGCTTCCGCAAAGGCCTCAAAAACCGTCACATTGGGGAAAATATGCGGCGTATCCGACATGTCAAACCATGCCATCGTCGCACCACCCCCCGGAAATGACCCCTTTAGACCGATATAAACAATTGTACCGACAAGCTTTGTTTGTGTCGTTGCATCGCAAGCGTAATTGCCGTTCACGGTTGACGTGCCCGTTGAAGTTATGACGACACCCGCAGCAATGGCACTTGCTGCTTGCTGCGCAGGTGTTGGAGCAAGAGGAGTCGGCGTCACCGCGATAGGATTGCCGTTACCGTCAGCTTGTATAACTTGCCCGGAGGATTGAGCGGCAAGTAGCGCATTATAGGTTTCGGTTGTTATTACAACGGCATCAGAAGGCATCGTTGCATTAACAAGGCTGTTGTAAAAACCGTTCGTGGTTTTCGAGTAGTAAATAATGGCGGCAGGAGGGGATGTTGTCATTGAACTAATTTCCAATCGCTATCCAGTTAAAATTGCATGTGCCGTTTGAGCGATTGACGACAGAAAAACCGGAAGTAGACTGCGAAGAAATATACCATCCGTTGATAAAATCCGGACTACTTCCGCCCCAACCGCTCTGAGAGGCTCCTAGAGAGAAAAAATTATTGGGAAAAGTGACGGGGAAAGTAACATTGGTTGTCAATGAATCTGCGCTTTGAACGGAGCCCCATTGTATTATCAGGCCATCGGTAGTTCTTGTGTAGCCGTTCGCACCAATGCTGTGACTGCCGAACGAAACGACTCCAGAACTGTTTATGGTTGTCGATTGATTATATCCAAGAGTCATCGTGCCGCCCGAAGCAGCGGTAATGAAATTCCGATTGTTGGCTGAATCTTGCAGATTAAAATTATTAGAAGAACTCGCGTTAACAAACACAGTCCATGTTGCGGAACCGTTTTCAGAGAGAGTTATGGCCTGCGACTGTCCGGAAGGCGCATTGATTACGATGCCTGCCTGATTCGATCCTGTGCTTCCGAAATAAGCTTGCGTTGCGGATGCAGAAACTACATTTAGTGGGTAGGTTAATGTAGCCGTGCCGATACCGACGTTGCCGCTTTGACCTAGATAAGTAGTTTGCGCCGGGCCGAGGGTTAGATCGCCGCCAGTCGTAGCGGTGAGAAAGTTCTCAGATCCAGCATCATCATACAATACAAAGGTAGAGCCAGTCCATCCAAGCTTATACTTAGTTGTACCTGCATCTTGAAACACAACCAATGACTGATTGCCACCGGCAGCGTTATTAATTGTTACTACCGAAGAATTAGCCCCCATGCTGCCGAAATACGCCTGACTACTCCCTGCTTGAACAACACTTAAATTCCCATCAATTGTCACCGTTCCAGTAAATGTCGGACTCGTCGAGAGCACTCCAACGATAAAAGCGGTGCCCGTATTCGTGCTGATGAAAACAAGCGCAGTCTCACCTTGTGGAATTGCAACTCCAGCTCCGCCCGTCGGCATGGCGGTCAGCGTAAACGCACCGGTCGTGGCGTTGTTAACGACGTAAAATCCCGCGCCAGTAGGCCAAATTACGTCAATGCTTCCGGTCAAAACACCCGTGAAATTGTAATAGAGATTTTCGGCTTGCGCTGCCGTTAGGGTAACATTGATCCCACCGGCAACCGATAGAGTGAGATTTCCGCCGAGATTGTTATCGAGGATGGAAAAAACATCGTTGTTAAGTTTTTGACCCCAAGTTCCGACGTCGCCGCCCGTTTGGGCTAACAGCAAACCTCTATTTGGGGTAGATGCGTCGGCCAAAGGTTTCTCCCTTCGTAAATAGCAAGGGAGCGTCCCAATTGGCCATACGGCTCAACGCATTTATTATAAACTTCACTGGCTTGAAAGTCAATTTCTTGCCGCAACAGTCGCATCAATCGGCGCATTATTATACAGAAACAAACCGCCCATGACAGGCACAAGCCGCTTGAGGAGCCGTATCTTCGCCTCGGTGCGCTTGTTCATAACCGCGCCAATCACCAGAGGAATCGTCATATTATCGGAGCACCATTTAGAAAACTCCACCATCTTCGCCGCATGGCCGTTTTTGCGATACGCTGGATGAACGAAATTCCATAATTCATTCAGGTGCCAGTCTTCGCTGTACCACGCTTGCGTAATCGCCAGACCAACCGTTGCCTCCACGCCGTTCATACCATCAACAACGCCAACAATTCCGCCTTCATGGCGCGTCCCTTGAGCCATATGCGCCCGTACTTTGCGGTCACTAAAGCTAAACGTGCCAGCCTCACGGTGCATCAGCATCAGCAAATTATAGATCGCCGGTTCGTCTGATTCTGTGGCTATGCGGACGCCGAGAAAGGTTGGCATGATCTATTTCTTCGGATTTGGTAAGCGTTTAAGGGTTTTTATGTTGTGAGCACGCATTTTTTTGCAAAAATCATCAAGAATTTTGTGGCCTCGCGCCATCGAACCGTTCCCGATACGGAAAATTGTTTGCGGCTTCACAACGTACTCACCACCCGCAATTACCACATCGGCCTTTCCCGATTTTCCGCCCTTCGCCAGCGCCGTGTTTTCGTTATACGGTGCCGGAGGACGGGGCAAATTTGCGCCATGGTTCATGCGCGGCAACGTTGTGCCATACGGCCCTGTTTTCAGGATCATGTCCATCATATGAGCACCAGCAAGCGAATTTCCTTGCCCGAGTCCGGCGACAACATCAGCCGGAATAACATACGAATCCGTTGCCACGCTCGTCGGGATGCGATCCGTGCGCCCGGGAACCGAAGAATTGACAAAGCCGCCATCAGCGAAATGCTGCATCGGCAATCCATGACCGGCCACGCCACCCTGAGATGAACATCCTATCATTTTTTCACCTTTTTCTTTTTATCCTTCTTTTTCAACTTCTTAGGCTTCTCCACTTCACGTGAAGACATTTCTTTTTCCGCCATCTGTTCGATTGAGATTTTCTGTTCGGATACCGCCTCCCATATTTCACCTAACGCCGTATCCTTGCGGCGGCAAGCCACATAATCGCCGCGCTGATAATTATGCAACCGCGTTAATGGGAGCGATGTAATCTCGACAATCACGGCATCGTCCGTTACCACGCGCCGGATAACTGCCCTCAATTTTTCGTTAGGGAGTTGAACGATAAGATAACCATCTTCAGCAGGATGAAATTTAGCCATAGTCTCTCGCTAGGTTGCAGGTGTTGAGCTTGTCAACACTCCTCCGACAAATGTCATCGACCCATTCGATCCGCCGCCAGTAAGTTTTGCCGTTGTGATGGTTGCGCTGATTCCTGTTCCTGTCGAAAGCACAACTTTGCCGCTGCCGCTTGCGCCTGTAATCGCCGTGCCGTCAATTTTAGCAATCGTTGGGTTTGGGTAAGTTCCGGTTAAATCGCCACCAGCGGCCATCGTAAGATTGCCAAGCGTTATGTTGAGTTGCCCGAGCACTTGGCTAATGCTTTGCAGCACCTGAAGAATAGAGGCGACATTTGTATCCATTAGCCAATTCTCCCTGACCGCGTCCCACGATAGCGGATAGCACCAACGCGCCAAAACGTTCCAAGACTATCGCTTTCCACCTTGATCGCCATCTGTCTCGCCCGACACCTGACCGTGATATATTGCGTTGCCTGTGTTACCGTAAATGGCCCGAAAGTCGATTGCGGCCCTCCCGGATAATTCGTCGTGTAGAGTGTGATTGTAACACTTGGGTTGCTTCCTGTCATCAAAACATCTGGAACAAGCCAATCGATGAACAAAAAGATAGTGCCGTCGCTGACATCGACATACCCGCTCTCGACGTAAACCCCCGTCATGGGTTCCCCATCGGCATCATAACCGACTTCATGCTGTTGAATTATGCCGTCCCCATCGATACCAATGGGCGTCCCGAAAGCGTTTTCATCAATCCAGCATGTCCGAATGAGGTTCCCGTAATCCCAAAGGTTTTCCAGAATGTTGAATTTGCCATAAGTATCGATCTCGCCGGTTCCGCCGCTTAGGGAAGGAAAGAAAAATGCCCATTCATTAAACAGGGAATTACCTGCCATGAATGACTTATCGGCATTCGAGTAATCTATATTATTGAATATGTTATCAAATATAGGACACGGCAATGGCTGAACCGGTGTCGTTCCGTAAACATAGAAGCCGCTATGAGAAGCCCAAAAGGCATTCCCTCCCAGAAGAACATTTGCTTTCGGCGCAAGCAAGCCGCAATTCTGGCCAACGGTTGTTATACTGTAGATAAACGGCTGATTGGTGTACTGCATCGACCATAAATCAAGATCAGTCCAGATCAATCCGTATTGCTGCGCCTGTAGACCGCCGACAATGCGAGAGCCGCGCGATAGTCGATAACTCCCTGCCTGATTTGTAACTGTTGGCGTCCAATCCGTAATATCGCCGTTATCGCACCACGCCACCAGCAGAGGGTCTTGCACGTCCATAACTGAACTGCCCAGCAAAACAACTTGCGCGGCTGGCATAGACACAAACATGGCTGCGTTGACCGTGGGGGCGTTATCTACGATCTCCGCAACATTGCCTATGGCAGTCGGTGGCACCCACTGGTAGAGGCTGCCATTGGTCGGAACGGCCACAAGATTCTGTCCAAAATTATCCAGGAACCAGTTTCTCGCTGGTAAAGTTCCTTCGGACGTTCCTATGCCATACGGGCCTTCCCCGTAACCGCCGCCACCATATCCTGACAAAATCGTGTCTGAAACAGGGCCGGAGGATAAGAAATATTGAATCTGAACATTGCCGCCGTTTTCGCTGCCTGTCGTGCTGCTCGTCGCCGAGTCCGCAGCAATGAACGTAAAGTTATTTGCATCGATAATGCTGTTAACAAGATACTGTCCTAACAAAGTAATGCCGCCAACGGTCGTGCTGACACTGACATAAAACTTGCCGTTAACAGCCAAACCATGATTATCAAGCGTTACCTGAACGGTTGTCGATGTGTTGGCGGTGGTGAACAACGGAACTGCGCCGCCATCGGTAATATTCGAAGTGGCAGGTGATGCCGCTATAATCGTGAAATGCGTTGCATCGACGCTTGTAGTGACCTCATAAACGCCTGACAGGACAATGCCGCCAACTGAAACGGGGACAAAGATATTGAGATAATCCCCGGCATCAGGAGAGTAAGTTGAGTCTTTAACCGTCACCACGGCAGAACTGATCGTAGTTGTAAAATCAGGGGAAATATTTGAAGTTTCTTCAAGCGGCGTGATGTACGAAAGATTTCCTCCCGTAAAAATCATCAGGTTTGAATTGGTGCCGATGGCAAGATAGTTATAGGATTGCAAATCGCTGAACGCATGAAGGCCGCGCGCCACGCCGGAAACTGGCGTTGAATCGAGACTGACCCAACCGCCGATTTTTTCCGGCAAACCTGTTCGCCAGCGCATAAGGTTTCCGGCTGACCATCCGCCTTCATTCAAGGTTTGCGAGGCAGTTGTGACGATGCCAGGACGTAGAGTAATTTTTTGAAGAGGCATTAGATCACCCCATTCATTATATCTCTTGCTGAATCCTCAGATATCCACCGTCTAACAACCGCAGCCGTCCAAGATGGCAAAAGAGTCATGGGAATTGCGACGCCGTTCTTCATAGCCCTGAAAAATTCACCTTCTTTGTTCCAAACAATCATTAAATAGCCGTCAACATTTCCGGTTCTTTCCCAGCAAATACGAAGATTCTCCAAAGCTTTCTTTAACTCGTCGTCATTCTGACTTTCAACTCGGAAAGACGATATGTTCTTATCTTTAAAGGTTATTTTCCCAATCTTACAATGGCTCATTGCTATCCCCCTTGCGGAGGCGCAAGCGGCGACGGCTGCATAGTGGTTCCCGCCGGCGCTTCCGATTTCTTCCGGGCTTCTTCAACCGCTGCGCTGCCCTTGAGGTTCTGATATTGTTTCTCCCAATAATCCGCCATGCCTGGCGTCGTGCCGTCCTGCGAAAAGTTTTGCTGATAACCGGCAGCATAAATCATCGATGCCGCCAAGAATAAATCCGGCAGATAGGTCGAGAGAAATGTTGTGGGGTTCGTTGCCGATAATGGCGTTGGTCTCACGGTGCCGACAAACTCCACCGTGTAAGCTGCGTCAGGCGCAGGCGCAACGAGCATATTCGTAACGTTGCCAGTGGGGTTTACAGTCGTAGCGTTCAAAAGCGCATAATACTGCGGAATGCTTGGCGTTCCATTTTCATTTGCCGCGGCACTCCATATAAAATTGACAAAAGATACTGACGTGCGCAGTACCGGATTGCGCATTGCTCCAGGTGCATCAGGATTCGTTTGTGAAACAGGGGTAATGAAATTCACATCATTGAGCACAATGACCGTGCTTGGGACGGGAACGTTGCGATTACCGGCCACCGCAAGAGAGGTTGCGGTTGTTTCGGTCGTGAGAAAGTCTAGTTCGCGGTAGATGCGCTGTTCGCTATAATCAATAATATTTGGTAATATGGCTGTAAGATCAGCAATGCCGGTGACATCATTCATCACCAGATTATTTTGAAGTGCCGTTTGAAATGTTGAGTAGGTCAGGGACATGATGATTTCGCATAAAAGTTGCCAGCACTGTCAACACAGACGGTTAATGCTCCTGCTGTCGTCCCAATCGGTGCCGTCGTTCCAAGGCCTGTCACCGCCAATTTACTGAGAGGCGCGTTCGTGCCTATGCCGACGCTGTTATTGACGATAACATTATCGCTGGCATTCACAAGAATGTCGCATCCCGAACCTGCCGTTCCCGAAGATGTGCCATTGCCGGAAATACAGACGGTACCTCCTGACTGTGGATTTTGGATTGAGAACTGCTTATAGGCCGTGCCGCCGTTGATTGCCGAGTTCTGGCCGAAATATCCTACTGTCCCGATATTATCATCCCTCACGCGCATATAGGAGCCGCCACCGCTTTGCTCATGCCCCAACACAGTTATGACAGAATTTCCAGAAGTGTTCGCCAATCCTATATTTCCCGAACTCGTGAGGTTGCCGGAAAAATCCACCTGAAGCTGCGATAGCGATCCAACGCTTAACGGTGCTGACGGATTCGATGTGCCTATGCCAACATTCGCGGAGTTAAAAATAACCTGATCCGTAGCATTGATGAATATATCGCAGCCTGTCGGCCCCCCCGAACCGGACGCTGTGCCATTGCCGGAAATGCAAACGGTGCCTCCTGACTGTGGATTTTGAATGTCAAACTGCTCATAAACAGTACCGCCATTGACCACTGAATTTTGTCCTATATTTCCATAGGTGCCATCGGTTTCATCCTTCATCAAAATAATAGACCCAGTGCCACTTGTATGCTCGCCATCTATCGTCAAAACGGCGTTCCCTGCATTATTGATGACATTCATCAATCCGTTCGTCGTAACGTTTCCTTCGTAATCCACATTGAAATTTGAGTAAGTACCGACGCTCAACAGCGATGTGGGATTCGTCGTGCCGATGCCGATATTGCCGGGGTTAGCTGATCCGGTTCCGAGAATAATCATGCGATCCGAAAAACTTTCGCTTCCATATGTTCCCGAGACGGTTTTGAAATGCAGATTATTATCGCCGATAATCCCGATCTCCGCGCGCGCATTTCCGCCCGAACGCATGACGATACTGGCGTCATTATCATCGGCAATCTTGTCCATGACGGCATAGGTGCAGTCGGGTGCGCAATCCGAAACATAGTCCGCTGGATAATTAACGGTGCCAAGGCGCGAAATGCGTACTGTCGCATCAAGGCCGACGCCTGTCGCTAATATTGTCGTTCCGATACCAACCGAACCAGCGACAAACAAATCAGCGCTTGAATCCGTGATGAGACCCGAATTGCCGGTGACTGTTGCGGTTGTTCCCGATGCCGAAAAATATCCGAGTTGGTATTGGGGACTGGCCGTAACGGTTCCGGTTCCGAACACAGAACCGGAAAGAGCGTAATTCGTCCCAGACCGGGCAATCGGCACCAAATCGCCGGATTGAATTGCCCCACCATTCAGCATTTGGCTGATCTTCTCTTGCGCCCAAACCGGCGATGCCAAAAGCAGAAACAGGATAACGAGAAAACGCATATCTACTCCAACTCTATCGGCTGGCCGGTTTCAAGGGCAATGTAACCAGCGCCGCTTTCAAGTTCTATATTTCCGCCCACCTGCGGCGTCGGAGCGAATGGCGCAGGGCCAAAGATAATCTCTTGCGCCGACAAAGGCGGCGGCGGAGGGCCTTCCTGCGAAGCGTAGAAGCCGGGGCGCGGGTCTTTGATCGGAATTGGATCGGGGGGGACGATGATGGGTTTAAGCTGAGGTTGCGGCGTATCGAGACAGCGCGGACATTTAAGCAACTTGAGATTCTGAAGATTGCGACCGCGAAAATCATATTGCCATTGTAGATCAGTCCTCATCCATTTAAATCCGCAATCATCACAGATTCCGCACGGTTCTGGCGCTGAAGGATCAGTGTAGGCGCGTCCCTGTAAGTTGCCGATGCTCATTGAAAATACCCACTGAAATCAGGATCAAGAAAAAGCCCCACGCGCTCACGATCTTCGCTCATTGCGAGAGCTCTCGCCGCATCCGCATCCATCTTCCTTTGTGCTTCCAAAGGCTGCGCCCATTCTTTCGAGAGGAACCAACTCAAATCCGCCGTCAACGCCTCAAGGAAGCGATACGGGATCGCTGCCGTCTGGCCTCCTTGAGGGTTCTCTACCTGTATCTGCGCTGACCTGTAGTATAGCAGTTCATAAGGCCCGTTTCCATCCGGCACTTGCCACAAAGTAAGCGTTGGCGACAGCAAGCGGTCGAACCACATGATCGTCGGGAAGCCTTGCAGGGTCTTGTCCGGCAAAGCCGAGTAATCGGTGCGTGAAATAGGGTTCATCACGCGGTCAACATATTGCGCGTTTGTATCTTGGCCGGTAAGCTGCGCCTGTCCGGTATTTTCCGCCAAGGTTGCAACGCTGGATGCTGGATAAGCCGCGTTGATGGTGAAATTATTGGCGTCCACAATCGAAGTGATGTTGTAACTCGCGTAAAGTGTGATACCGCCCAAGGTCGTCGCCACTTGCACAACAAAAGGCTGTCCAGCGAGATACCCGTGGTTGTTGAGCAGGACATTTACGGTGGAGGATTGAGCCTCCGTTGTGAAAACAGGAACTGAACCTGCATTCGGAACGCCTGCCGTGGCCGCGCTTGCCGCCGTAATCGTGAAATCATTGCTGTCGAGGACGGAAACGACTTGATAAAATCCATACAGGACGATGCCGCCAATCGAAACCGGAATAATGATATTGATCCAGTTTGAAACGGAAAGACCGTTTGACGGCCATGTGATTTTCACGGTGGAGGAGTTTATCGTCGTCGTGATATTCGGCGCGGCATTGTAAGGATCACCCATAGGAAACAGACGGATATAGGCATCCAGAACCATGATTGTGTCTGCCGGGACGCTGTAGGTCGTTATGCCTTGGACGAGCGGGACGGTTTGGAAGTCTACGGTCCATAAATTTACGCCGGCGTTGCTCCATGCAGCCTGCACAAGATTAAGCGCCATACGCGCGCTAACCATATGCTCGTTCGTGATCTTAGCGGAATAAATGCCGATACGACGAAACGCCGTCAGAACGATGTCGGCGTTAGTTGGGTTGAATGCTGTCGTTCCGCTAAGATTACTCACAGTCCCTTGCTTTCTAGGGCTGCCTAACCTTTGCTACGCCCCGCATGATGCCACTTCTTCATCGTTTCCGCACGAATAGCATCACGGCGGATTTCAGGGTTGCGAGAATTAGCCGCTTGAGACAGACGTTTTGCGGGAATTTTCTTGTCTTCCGCTATCCCTAACTCACGATGCAGCTTTCCCTTTTCTCCCCCCGGATGGAAATTCGGTGTTTTGCCACCACTCGCCCGTCCCCCACAGGCATAACTTCGGTCAGGGTCATCGCCCTTGGGGCCATCGCCTTCATGGCCCTGCCCGGCCTCATCTTTGGCGGCAGCCGTTTTCTTGGATGCCGAAGAGAACACGGAACCGCCGGAAGCGCGGCGCGGTTTCTTGTCGGGACGCCCCTTGCTCTTTTCTTTCTCGACAGCGCCACCCTTCTTGTGCTTTTTGCCGCCCTTCTTGAAGCTTTCGCTCTTGTCCTTGTCTTCGCTCATTTCCGGCGAACCGACAGCGTTATATTCATGATCCACGCCGCCGCCTTTGGCTTTGTGCTTTATCTTCATTTTCATGTGACGTGCAGCCATTTTCAGTCTCCTACGCGCCTGCTAGGAACGGAACAACCAGACGCGCTTGGGCTGTTCCTGTGCCTGATGTATTTGTCAGGCGGATCATTGTGAAGGGGCCGGTAACGGTGCTTTGCTGGTTTGCGGTGAGCGCATTCCAACCGGATATCGGATACCAATCGGGACTGTTGTTAGCCAAATCCCACAATGGCGATAAGTCCGTCATCGAACCTTCGAGTCCAGTTGTAACGGTGCCGGTAATTTCAAGCGCGGCCCCGTAATTCGCCGGATTGATGAATGTATCTACGATGTAAGGAGCCGTTGAACCAACTGCGCTAGTCCCTGACGTAACCGTGCTTGCCGTATTGCCTGATGGAGTCTCGGATGTGACGGTCAGAAAATCATGAGCCGTTTGTGCAACGCCCACATTGGCTCCCGCAAGAATCTCGGTTTGCTGACGCCCATAACGGTCCGTCCCGACGATAGTAAATGTGATACCGCTATCGTTGCCTGCCGACGTTATAATGACGCGACGAGCCGGAACCAGCGTAGCCACACCGCCGCTCACCAGTGAACCGCTCAAGGTCAGCGGCGTAGCGGCTGTGCCGGATTGCGACGCAGCAATGCCAGTTGCCGCTGCGGCGGGTAGTTGCAGGGTCAAAATGGGCGCATTGAAAGCCATTTAATCAACCTCACACGGTAGCGATGGCCTTGCCGCCAGAGGTTGAAGGGATAGACATATTGATGTAAACAGCGCCGGATGCACTGGTTTCAATAGCCGTGATATCGCCGAACGTCGTGCATTGATCGAGCAGGATTGCGCCGCCAGCCGAGCCGCTTACATTAAAACACTGCGCCATTGCCGAACCGCCAGTGAATGAAGTAAAGCGGCAACCAACGAACCGAACCCAGCGGTCAATACCTGCCGCGCCAACAAGAACATGGCTTGAAGCCGTTCCTGACGAACCAAGATCAGACGCAAAATCGCAATTCTCGAATGTCAGACGCGGTGCCCCCCCTGTAATCTCAAGCGTGTAATTTGTCGCGTTGCGGACTTCGGTATCAGCCCCGAAATAGCAGTTACGCCATACCGACTCACCGCTGTTGTTATTGAACTTGAAAGCACGGGCAGTCGTGATATTCGCCGTTCCAGTTGAAACTGTCCCGTCGCCGAAGCCCTGGAAATTGACTCCATCGTAGCAACTACGTCCACCGGTATCTTCCCAGCAATTCGAGTTATTGGAGGCCGAGTTAAAGGCGTAAAACGTGCCGAAGTTCTTGAAATGGCAACCTGAAGCCGTTACGCTGACAAGCGGCGTAAAGGCTGTCGTCCCACTCGTGCTGATACGGGCGCGCTGGCCGACTGCAAGGGGGGCATCAGCACCAATTAAGTGAACCTGATTTTTGTTCCAGACCAGAGTCGATGTAAGATGAATGGTGCCTACAAAAATGACTGTATCGTTTTGATTGGCAGTACATTGTGAGAGGGCTTGCGTCAGCGTCTTAAATGGATCACCAGCACCACCTGTATTGCCATCGCTACCTGTGGTCT